GCTTAAACACGGAGCTGAAGAGGCCATCTACCGTTCTCTCGCAATACGCCATATGGAGCTACCAGTTGGCGAGTTTATTACAGAGGCACTTGAAAAAGAGGTTCCCGAATCTGCACGGACTCTATTAGAATCAAACGTAACAGATGAGATCAAACATGATCTTGCTCTTACATATATCACGAACGCTATAGGCGTTGATGAAAAAGCAGAATATGAAGCTCTCAGGTTACGTGATGCCTGGGAAGCTCACCCTGACCACACTATATTAAAAGCATTGGTAGCAGAACGTGCTATATTCTTTGTTATTTTGCCTTTCTTTAGGTTTTGTGGCGATCCTGGTCTCAGAACGGTATCAGCTGATATTTCCAGAGACGAACAAATACACGTCGCCTGTAATTCTCTCGTTTGTTCTGCTATGGGTTTACGCCCTAGTAATTCTTTGGACAAACTTAGGAAGGCCACTATTAATTGGATCTTCCAACCACTAGGTATTAATACTACCGATAAATATTTGGACAAAAATTTTTGGCTGGATTCAAGTGATCGATTAATGTATGAGGGCAAAGCACCTCAACTTTCTGACACCAGAGCCGCCCGTATGCCCGCCTTTTTTGAACATGCCAACACAAATTTACCCCAGTACGCTTAACATCCATTCGGAGAAGCTAGAGAAATTAATTGAAGATTTAGATAATCAATTTCCACCTCACACCATCCATCCAAAAGAAGAAGTAACTGCTATCATGTACAGAGCTGGACAAGCTAGCGTGGTAGCATATGTAAAACAATTATTAGAATAATATTATGTGTTTATTTGGACAAAAACAAGTGACTACTGCAGGTGCACCTCCTATAATGCCTACACAGAATCAAGACACTAGTTTACCTGAAACAAAAGAAACAAAAGATGCAGATGAAGTAACTGGTATTAAGTATGGCAGTTCTAAAAAAGATACAGGATCAGCAGCTGCTAAAAGAACAGGTACTGATGCTTTAACAATTAACTTGAATCAAAATCAAGGTGGTTCAACCACTGGAGGAGTAAATGTATAAGGCAAGTCAACGATACACCCAACTCTCAAACAATAGATCACAGTTTCTTGATACAGCAGTTGAGTGTTCAGAACTTACCTTACCTTATCTCGTACAACACGATCTAAAACAGAAAGGTGGCAAGCAATACCTACTACAACCATGGCAATCAGTAGGAGCCAAAGCGGTTGTTACATTAGCTTCAAAATTAATGTTAGCAATGCTTCCTCCTCAGACAGCATTCTTTAAACTACAAGTCAGAGATGATAAGTTAGGAGAGGATTTAGATCCAGCTATAAGAAGTGAATTAGATCTTTCTTTCTCTAAGATAGAGAGAATGATCATGGATTACATAGCTGCATCAGATGATAGAGTTGTAGTACATCAAGCATTGAAACATCTTATTGTCTCAGGTAATGCACTTATCTTTATGGGTAAGGATGGTTTAAAACATTTCCCATTACAAAGATACGTTGTTAACAGAGATGGTAATGGTAATATAATAGAGATTGTTACTAAAGAAATCATAAGTAGAAAAGTACTCGGACTTGAACCTAAACCAGAGTATGCTAATGATCCTAACAATCCATCAAAAGAAGGTTCAGATGAAGACGACGCAGAAGTATACACATGCGTTAAAGTGGACTCTAGCAGCGGACGCTGGGTTTGGCATCAGGAAGTAGATGATTTAATGATTCCTGGTAGTCGTAGCACAGCTCCAAAGAGTGCTAGTCCCTGGTTAGTTCTTCGATTCAATACAGTAGATGGAGAGGACTACGGACGTGGTAGAGTAGAAGAGTTCATAGGAGACCTAAGATCACTTAACGGACTATCACAAGCTCTTGTAGAAGGGTCTGCGGTAGCTGCTAAAGTTATCTTCTTAGTATCTCCTAGCGCAACTACTAAACCACAGACACTTGCTAATGCAGGTAACGGTGCTATCATACAAGGAAGACCTGAAGATGTTGGCGTAGTGCAAGTAGGAAAACAAGCCGACTTCGCCACAGCCTCACAGATGGCAATGAATTTAGAGAAAAGAGTATTAGAAGCATTCCTTATACCAAACGTTCGGGATGCAGAAAGAGTTACAGCAGAAGAAGTAAGGATGACACAGTTAGAATTAGATAATAGTCTCGGTGGATTATTCTCTTTACTAACAGTTGAGTTCCTAGTTCCATATCTAAATAGAATACTCCTTGTCTTACAAAGATCAAATGAAATACCTAAGCTACCTAAAGATTTAGTTAGACCTAAGATAGTAGCAGGTGTTAATGCTCTAGGTAGAGGACAAGATAGAGAAGCTTTAACTTTATT